AATTAGACGTTCTGCTGACCAACCAGCGGATCGGTGACGAAGTAAGTGATGATGCCAGCAACAGGATCGTTGCCGCTTGTGTCACTACGGGAAGTCACGTAAGCCATCTCGGTAGACGCGGTGCCGGTCACAGCCGAACCAATACTGATGGTTGCAGCAGTTGCCACAGACAGGTTGTTAGCAATAGCCGCAGGGGTTGCAGTACCGCTGGTATAGCCAGTCGTGCCAAGGTCAACGGAACCTGTACCAGCCGTGATGACACTTACCGACACAACAACTGCGCCAGCAGGCAGGATTAGATTAGGAGCGCCAGCGACAGAAGATACTTTGACGTTAGCAGTTTCAGATGCGTCAGGGATATAGAACTGAGCAGCCATCAAGCCAGAACCGCAATATGCAGTACGAGTTTGATCACCGCCGCCCGAACGCCAAATACTTTGGGTGGTAGAAAGAGCCATTTGAATTTTCCCTCATGCGGTTAGGTGCGTCAATCTGCATGAAGTCAGGCCGGGTGCCTGTTTGACGCACCGGGTAAAACCCGGAATACCTACTTTATATACTACAAAAAAGGGGGCGTAAAGCCCCCTTTTCTATTACGCGCCCGGAGAGCCGAACATGCCCAGCGGGTCAGACCAGCCGAACGAGTAACGCTCACGAGCCTTGTAACGCACGTTGCCGGTGTCAAAGTCACCGTCCATCGAGTTAGCCAGCGGGCTACGAACAAAGTGCTTCATGCCGTTTGGAACGTCAGTGGTCAGGAACCATGCGTTTGGATCGGTCAAGAAGTGGTTGAGCGTATAGCCTTCTGGGATCGAACCGTTGTTCTTCAGCGCGTTGATATCGTTGTCATTGGTGCCGACGCGGAGTTCGGTTTCCAACAGACGAGTAGCAACGAACTGGAGAGCAGGAGGAACGACCAGCTTACGTGGCTTAGCTGCGATCAGCAGGCCGCGTTCGTCGGTCCATGCTGCGATCTGGATCACAGCGTTTTCCAACGAGGTTTCGTTCAGGTCGGCAGGTGTCGAAGGGATGTTCGAATTGCTGCCGCCGCCAACCAGCGGGTGATTAGCCGAGAACAGAGGCACGCCGTCGCCGCCGTAGTACTGAGCGGAGTTGGTGAAGCCGTTGTTCAGGACAGCTGCTGCTTTGACCTGCTTGGTGTAGGACATAGCACGAGCCAGCGCCTTGGTATAACGAGCCGACAGGCTGTCATACAGGTTATCTTCGATGGCCTCTTCGGTCAGCGAGAAACCCAGTGCGATGGTTTCGTGGTTGTATCGAGCAGTCCAAGCTTCCTGACCGTTGTCGTACGCGATTGCAGAACCTTCGTTCTTAACCGGTGCGGCACTGAAGCCAGACAGTTTGGTTTCTTCTTCGAACGAACGCTCGGAAGTCTCGGTTTCGTAGATTTCCTTGTGCTCTTCGCCGTAGCGAGCGTACTCCATGCCGAACAAGGCGTTCAGGCCGGGGAGCAGCTCTTTCAGTAGTTGTGCGCGTGAAATAGCCATTATTCAGCTCCTTATACGTTGTCCGGACCGTTCGGGTTGAGGTACGAATGTCCGCCAGCCAAAGTTACCGACGCGGTTTCAGCCGTGAAGTCGATAGTAATGGTTGGGTATGGAGCATTCCACTTAACAATTACTTCGCTGTAGTTGCCGCTTGAATTGGTAGTCTCTTCAACAAGACCCACAACACGGAACGGAAGCGACTGCGTAGTATTGTTGCCCGAATCATAAGCACCAATATTCGAGTTACCCGAAATGGTGGAGTTCGAAGCTGGCTGGGAAATAGCGAGGTTGTCGCCCAGAATCGCGCCCGAAATCGGGGTGATCGTGGTCGAAGTAGCGCCGCCAGTCACAGCAACTTTGAACAGTTGGTCTGGATCATCTGCTACATAAGCCAGAATGTCCGAAGCAACAATGCCGCCCGGATAGTAGTTAGTAAACAACTTCTGACCAGTCGAAGGGTTGGTGTAGCTGCAACCAAGGAACACACCAACTACGCCTTGCGCCGTAACAGTGGTAGTGCCCGTTTCTTTAACAATAGTGCCGCCATCCAGACGAACGATGTCGCCGTTATAGATAGCAGTACCGTAGTTGCTTGCAATCGGGAGTTCACGAGTCTGGCCCGCGAACACCTGACCGCCGATCAGATTGATCGGTTTTAGCCCGTAGGGGGCATTTACAGTCGGATAAGCCATATTAAGCTCCAAAAGTTTGGTTAATTACCTTTTCCAAACGATGTAGAAGACTTCTTCTCAGAGAAAAGAGGCATTCGTGGATCGTTCTGGCGCATCAGGCTGTTGTCTACAGACTCCATCTGTCCTTCGGACTGTTGCTGATAGTAGCCATTACGCTGGTCCACCAGCTCCTGCGGAGTCTTGCAAAGCAACAACCCACCGACCTCGACGTTGTCCTTAAAGCGACTATTCGGGTCGATTAGCAGTTGAAATTTTGGTTGCTCTTCGATTTTGACCGGCTCCCAGCCTTCACGCAGCTTTGCGGAAAGGTTACGTGGGTCAGCGTTGTTCAAAGTCGAGACGCGAATCCATCTGTACGCGAAGCCGGGCTGCTTATCTGGTTCAGGGAGAAGCTCAGGTGGAGTCCACTGCTTGGGACGTTCCTGCACGGCACGAGTTTCAAGTTCACGAGTAAGTTTGTTTTCAGCCATTGTTGGCCTCCATTTTCATAAGTTCACGGGCGTATTGCTCAGGGCTGAGACCCAGCCGTTTGGCAATGTTCAACTGCGACTGCTTCAGCGTTATCTTTTTGGATGACGTGCTGCGGGTTGCAGGTGCAACGACCGTGGACGGCTTTTCTGTGCGCGAGGCAGGTTTAGATTCCTGCTGCGTAGAATCTTGGAAGTAGTCCGGGAAGCGTTGACGCATGGTTCCGTCAATCTTCTGCCAGTATTCGTCGGTGGACGTGTACTGATTTCCGTACTGTTTGACTAGCTTTTGGTGTAGCCCAAGTGCAAGACTAGTCATCTCCTCGTCTTGACCGAACCAAGTATTGCGCTCTTGCCACGCAACTGCCCTTGGGTCAGGACGAGCCACTGGGACTTCTGGACTACTTTGTACCTCTTTTTCGTCAAATTGTAAAGAAGGC